GTGCTGGACCCGTTCATGGGCAGCGGCTCCACGCTCAAGGCGGCCGAGCTCGAAGGCTTCAGCGCGATCGGCATCGAACTGGACCCGGACTACATCGAGATCGCGCGCCGCCGGGTAGCTTGTGACGCTCCACTCTTTGCTGACGTTGAGGTCGCCGCATGACCGCCGCCGTCACTGTCGCCAAAGAGCGCGCCCGCGCGAAGCGCGAAGGCTTGGAACTCGCGATGCTGCAGCAGCTGCGCGCCCTGAAGCTCGACGAGGGCATGGTGCGCGAGTACAGGTTCGACATGCTCAGTGGGCGGGGCTGGCGCTTCGACTTCGCGTTCCCGGCGCGGCGCCTCGCGCTCGAAGTCGAAGGCGGCAGTTGGACCGGCGGCCGTCACGTCACCGGCGCCGGCTTCGCTGCTGACGCCGAGAAGTACGCCCACGCGGCGATCCAAGGCTGGCGCGTGATCCGCGCCACGAGTGACCAAGTCCGCAGCGGTATCGCCGCGGGCTGGGTGCAGAAGGCGTTGGCGCAGTGAGCGGCGGCATCGACTGGTTCCGCTGGCACCACGGTTCGGTCAACGACCCGAAGTTCCAACTTGTGGCGCGCCGGGCCGGCGCGTCTGTCGCGGAGGTGATCGCTGTTTGGGCGACGCTGCTCGAGTCGGCCTCCATGTGCGACACGCGCGGCTACGCCGGCGAGCAGGACTTCGAAGCCATCGACTGCGCTCTGGGCTTGTCGGACGGCCGCGCCCAGGCGATCTATGACGCCATGCAGATCCGCGGCCTGCTGGACGGTCACGGGCACGTCGCCAGGTGGGAGAAACGTCAGCCGAAGCGCGAGCGCGCCGACGAGGCCAGCAGCACCGATCGCGTCAGGGCGTTCCGTGAACGGAAGCGGGATGAAACGCCACGAAACGCCAACGGCGACGAGGCAACGCCAAGCGCAGCCAACGATGGCTCGGAAACGCCTAGAGGAGAGGAGAGAAGAGAAGAGCCTGTATCGAAGCCTACGGCTTCTCACCCCGCTCGCCGCGGGGTCAGGTTCGACGAGTTCTGGGCCGCATGGCCGAAGAACGAGCGCAAGCAGGACAAGGGCAAGTGCCTGGACCACTGGAAGCGCAACGAACTCGACGCGGTCGCCGACGCGATCCTGGCCGACGTGCGCACGAAGCGCGGCACGCAGAAGTGGGCCGAAGGCTACGTCGAGGCGCCGCTGGTGTACCTGCGCGGCAAGCGTTGGGAAGACGGCGTAACGCCCAACGAAGGCGACGGCGGTGTCAGCGAGTGGTTCGACTCGGTCGCCGGCATCCAGCGAAAGGGCGGCGAACTCGGCCTTGGTGCCTGGGACCAGGACGCATTCGAGCACGGCTGCGGAGAGCCCTGGCCGACCTATCGGGCGCGAGTGTTCAAGGCCGCGGGCCACTCGCCGAGGGCCGCCGCATGACCCGCGCCAAGTTCGACGACACCCTGGAACTGTGGGCGTTCATCCCCTTCGTGATCGCCTGCCTGCTGGCGCTGGCGATCGGCTGGATCTTCAGCGAAATCTGCTACGGCATCGAGTGTGCCTGGAACTGGACAAGGAGAGCACGTTGAGCATCGAGAACACCCTGCGCGTGCTCGACGCCTTCGCGGCCGGGCCGCTGAGCCATGCCGAATTGATGAAGGCGGCCGCGCTGTCGCACACCGCGGCGGCGAACTACATCGTGACGCTTCGCTTGCTGAAGCGAATCGAGTTCGCCGAGTTCGCACCGATGAAGGCCGGCGGCGGCGCGCAGGCGGCCCGCTACCGGCTGACGCGGAAGGCTTGACGTGTCCGAAACCACCTTCACCCGCATCGTCCGCTCGCGCGAGGAAGCCCATCGCGCGGCAAAGGACGGCTACGCGCAGGCGCAGCTGCTGATCGAGCTCGGCAAGCGGGTGAAGGTGGTCGTCGGCGAGGACGAGGACGACCTGACGGCGAAGCAGCGGGCGTTCCTGCACGTCGCTGTGCTGCCGCAGATCGCCGAGCAGGTCGTCATGCCGGACGGCACGCGCTACGTCGCAAAGGTCTGGAAGGAGCACCTGAAAGACCTGTTCATCCCCGACAAGTGGGACATGGTGCGCCTGCCGTTCGTGCGCGATCGCAAGACCGGCGAATGGCGCGCCTCGAAGCGCAAGGTGCCCGTGAAGCGTCGCAAGAGCACCGAGGAACTGTCGATCCGGGGCTACTCGGACTTCATTGATCGCTGCATCGCCCACGCCACGACGGAATGGGGTGTTCGCTTCGTGTTCATCGCCGAGGAGCGCGAGGCCGTGCGCTGGAAGCCGACGCCGCGCAAAGCGAAGGCGCAGCAGCGCGAGGAAGCCGTCGCATGAGCGCCCCGCCGCTTAAGCGCCCCGTGCTGACCTGCCTGTCAAAGCAGCGCTGGTGCGACGAACTCGCCGCGCGCGCCGGCGCGATGCACGCGCTCGAGCGGCCGGGCAACACGATCACCCGCCTCTGGGTCTACGCCTGCCCGGAGTGCCGTGGCTGGCACCTGACGTCCAAGGGCCACGGACAGCGAATGATGGTCACGAAGACCAACCCCGTGCAGTTCGACAACCACAGCAAGCAACCAAGGAGAGCCGCGTGACCACGCGATACGCAATCCCAAGTCCTGACGGCGATTACGCAATCATCTACGAGCGCGGGCCGACCCGGCTGCAGCGCTTCGTGCGCCGCTTTTTCCCGCAACAGCAGCTGCTGCCTATGCCACGCGTTGACGGCTTCGCTCCGGACTACTTCATCAGCGAGGTCGCCACGACCCTCGACTGGAGGAGTCGCCTCCGCGTGCTGGTCAGCGGCAAGATCGTCGCCCGCACCCACACCCTGACCGACAAGCCGATCGAGCGCGCGATCTCGGCGGGCAACTTCAACATCCTGCCGCCGCTATGACCGCGCCAGCACTCCGCAAGGACGCCTTCGTCAGCAAGCTGATCGCGTTCTTCGACTTCAGCCCCGACGAGGAACTGACGGTGGGCGACGCCGCCGCGAAGTTCGGCGTCAGCGAGGCCACGGTGCGCAATGCGCTGGCGGGCCTTGGGAATCACGGGCTGGAGTTTGCGCGCGTGATCCGCCGGCGCGAGAAGGGCATCGCGAAGTAGAGCCGCTGCCGCGCCGGCTCGACGCGCGGCCAATCAACCGGAGAGACCATGGAGCGCTACCAAGGAACGAAAACGCTGGCGGCCAGGCCGATGACGCGAGGCGAGTACAACGCCTATCGCGGCTGGACGTTGCCCGATGGCGAAGACGCAGGCGAGTCAGGCTACCTCGTCGAGTACGAAGACGGCGGCAAGGCCAACGACTCGCGGCACGCCGGCTATATCTCGTGGTCGCCGGCCGACGTGTTCGAGCGCACCTACAAGCCGGTCGGCTCGACATTCACCCAGCCGAAGATCACCGGCTACCGCCAGTTGAGCGAAGCCGAAGTCGCGCTGATGAACGAGGGCAAGGCGCTAGCCGAGCAGTGCGGCGCGTTCGTCGCGAAGCTGCGCGCGCACAAGGACTCGCCGCGACGCGAGGGCGACAACCGTGCCGAGCCGGCGCTCGACCAGCGCTGGATCAGCATCGGCGCCACCGACCTGCAGCGCGGGTTCATGGCGATCACGCGCGGCATCGCGCAGCCGACGACGTTCTGACCGATGAAGCGCAGCGGCTTCGCTCGCCCAGCCCCTCGTGTCAAGCAGTACACGGGGACGAACGCGAGCGCACCGCGCGCGCCGCTGCCGCGCATGTCGCTCCTCGGCCGCGTGTTCGACGAGCTCGTCGTTCCGATCCTGAAATCCGAGCCGATGCGCAGCGAGGAATACCGCCGGCTTGTCGCGGCTCTGCCGTGCGTCGCCTGCGGAATCGTCGGCCACAGCCAGGCCGCGCACCCCAACACAGGGAAGGGCGCCGGCACGAAGACGGACGACCGCCTATGCTTCCCGCTGTGTGCCGACCGGCCCAGCGTGCGCGGCTGCCACTCGCAGTTCGACCAAGGCGCGCTGTTCAGCAAGATCGCGCGCCGCGAGATCGAACCAGCGTGGGGCGCTGACACGCGCCGGCGTATCGAAGCGATGGGCCAGTGGCCGGCGAGACTGCCGAGGTGGACCGAATGAATACCGCCAGCAAGCAGTGGCGCCACGAGACCGAGGTGCGGCACTGCATCCGCATGGGCTACGCCTGGTTCAGCGAGTACATCACCGGCGTGCGCAAGGCCCGCGGGCCGGAGGCGGCGAAACGCTTGTGGGACGACGTCAAGCAACAAGCTGCCGCCGGCAACACCGGCCGTGCCGGCGAATGGAAAACCGCGCCGGAGCCGGCGCAGATGGAGATAGCATGAAGAAGCAAGACGTCACCCTATTGGTCGTAGTGGCCGCCGTCTTCGCGGGGTTTGCTGTCGTGATGGCAACGCCGCAGGATGATTGCAAGAATGCAGGCGGCGTGCTGAAGCGAGATCGCATGCGCTTGAATGGCGTCTGCGTCGCCCACACCGCGTCGATACAGTCCGAGCAGGCAAAAACTGGGAAGTGACATGGCGAAGCACAAGGTCAGCGAACTCGACGGAGCGCTGCTGGATGCAGCAGTGGCGAAGGCGATGCCAGCAAACCCGGATACCCTGCCATTCACACCATCAACGTCATGGGAGCACGGCGGCCCGATCATCGAGCGCGAGAGAATCACGCTAGTCTCCCATGGCATCCCTGGACTCTCAAGGTGCGCATGGCAAGCTGCCATGCCCGGCACATCAAAGAACCGTCACGGCATACAGTCTGGCGAACTCCCATTGATCGCCGCCATGCGCGCCTACGTCGCCAGCAAGTTCGGAGAGGAGATCGAACTGCCATGAGGATCGTTGACCGAAAGACGTTTCTGGCGATGCCGGCGAACACGCTGTTCTCGAAGTACGAGCCGTGCTTCTTCGGCCCGCTGGAGATCAAAGGCGAAACCTGGGGGAACGACTTCCTGAGCCAACAGATCGCCGACGCGATCGAATGCCGCGGAAGCATCGACTTCGCCAATATTCTGGACGACGCGCAGGCCCACGGCACATCGGTCGCGATGGATCTACACTGCATGGGTCGCGACGGCTGCTTCGACGACGAGCTGTTCGCCGTGTGGCAGCCGAACGACATCGCGGCGCTGATTGAGCGCCTAAAGGAATGCCTGCCACGAACAAGGAACTGATCGACCGCCTGATCAAACAGTCGGCACGCCTCGAAGACGTTTACGACAACCTGAACTACACGCTGACGGTAAAGGAGGAGTGGCTTCCGCGCTTCGCCTCCCTGATCGCCGAGGAGTGCGCGAAGATCGTCGATGGGGAAGGTTGGGCCGGCTGCAATGCCGCCGCCAAGATCCGAGAGGCATTCAAGCCATGAACATGCGCAAGCGCCGCCGCGCCGCGGCGGCCCGCTACCGCCGCCGCATGCGGATGCGACAACGCCTCAGGCTCCTCTCCGAATGGTCGACCGGCACGTTCGACGCCTTCGAGCGGGCGTTCTGCAATTGCCTAATGGGCGGCGTCGGCATGGTGAAGTACTCGGCGCCGCAAGATCCCGCGCGCTGGCCCGAAGTGCTTGTGATCCACCCGGAGCCCTGGAGCCAGGACTGCCGCGAGTGCGGCGCGGTCTTCAACGCCCTGCGCGGGCCGGAGAACTGCACACGCCCAGACTGCAAGCATCGCGACATTGGCGATACGCCGCTGATGAGAGGCGAACTCAGGCACCTGCTGACCTGATCGCCCCGATTCCTCACGACTTCACTTGATTCCAAAAATTCGCAGTGCATGGTGATCCCCGTTCTCCCTGAACGGACGATTCCATGGCATCACGCAGTAGCGTGGTCGGGCGCAACAAGCCGGCCACCAAGGGCCGCAAGGCCGCCAAGAACCCCCAGCGGGGTAGCTCAGCCGTAGAAGAGCGCGAGGCCCATAACCTCGAGCGCACCGGTGCAACTCCGGTCCCCGCTACCAAACCCAGCATCTTCCAGCGCGAGCGCCTGGAAGCCATCACGGAACCCTCTGCGGGCGTAGCTCAACAGGCAGAGCGCCGTTCTTCCACATCGGAGGTTTCCGGTTCGAGCCCGGATGCCCGCTCCAAGCTCCCGCCGAAAGTCCAGGTCTTCATCCGCGAATACCTCGTGGATCTCAATGGGGGCGCGGCCTACAAGCGAGCCGGCTACAAGGCAACAGGCAACTCGGCAGACGTTTGTGCTCGCCGTTTGCTCAGAAACGTTCACGTTTCTGCCGAAATTGCTCGGCTGCAAGCAAAAGTCCACGCGAAGATCGAGTTGACCGCCGAGCGCGCGCTGGCGGAAGCCTGGAACATCGTCGTCGCCGACCCCAACGAACTGATCGAGTACCGGCGCGTTTGCTGCGATACCTGCTACGGCGGCAACACGACGCTGGCCGAGCAGAACCGCGATCCGAACCCGGACTGCCCGGAATGCAAGGGCCTCGGCTACGGCAAGGTCCACGCGCACGACACCCGCAAGCTAAGCCCGCAGGCGCGCGCGCTCTACGCCGGCGTGAAGATCACGAAGGAGGGCTTCGAGGTCAAGATGCACTCGAAGCTCGACGCGATGGAGAAGGTGTTCAAGCACCTTGGCCTGTTCAAGACCGACAACGAGCAGAAGCAGCCGCAAGCACTCCCTGAAGCGCTCGCCGCGTTCCTGGGCAACCTGCACCAGGCCGGCGGCGGGAAACTGGCCGTCGTCCCGCGCGCCCCGCGCGCGCGCCTCAACCCGGATCCGGCGTGAGCCAGAACCCCGGCGTCCACCTTGACATCGCCGCGGTGCTCGCGGCGCAGGACGTCCATTTCGAGAGCTTGGAGTGGCGGCTCGATAACCTGTACTGGATCGTCGACAAGGAAGGCAACACGGTCCGCTTCCAGATGAACGCGCAGCAACGCGACTTCATCAGGAACATCTGGAACCGCAACCTGATCCTGAAAGCGCGGCAGCTTGGGTTTTCCACGCTGATGCAGATCCTGGAACTCGACCAGGCGCTGTTCACCCGCAACTTCACCGGCGTCGTCATCGCCGACACGCTGCCCAACGCGAAGAAGCTCTTCGGCAAGATCGAGTTCGCCTACGACCACTTGCCGCCGGCGCTGAAGGCCGCGGTGCCGATCCACGCGAAGACCCGCGGCGAAGGCATCACGTTCGCTCACATCGACGAGCAGCAGCAGGAAAACCCGTCGTCGATCACGATCAGCGTCAGCGCGCGCGGCGGCACCGTGACGCTGCTGCACGTGTCCGAGCTCGGCAAGATTGGCCTCAAGTACCCGCAGCGCGCCGAGGAAATCAAGACCGGCGCGATCCCGGCCGCTGAGCAGGGCATCACCGTCATCGAGAGCACCGCCGAAGGTGCGTTCGGCCTGTTCTACGAACTGTGCGAGCCGGCGATGAAGCGCCGCGAGGCTGGCACGCCGGAAACCCGCCTCGACTGGCGGCTGCACTTCTACCCGTGGCACGAGTGCGCCGACTACCGCCTCAGCGACGAAGAAACCGCGATCGTCGAGATCACGGAGACGCTGCGCAAGTACTTCGCGAAGTGCGAGGCCGAACTCAAGATCAAGCTCGACCCGAACCAGCGCGCGTGGTACGCCAAGATGGCCGAGACGCTGGGCAAGAAGATGAAGCAGGAGTATCCGGCCTCACCGAAGGAGGCGTTCGAGCAGGCGATCGAAGGCGCCGTCTACGGCGACCAGATGACCTACCTGCGCGAGCAGGGCCGGCTCACCGTCGTGCCGCTGGACACGAACTACGCCGTCAACACGTTCTGGGACTTCGGGGTCGCGGACAAGACCGCGATCTGGTTCCACCAGCACGTCGGCGTGCAGCACCGATGGGTCTACTACAAGGACGCCAGCGGCAAGGGCCTCAAATACTGGTGGGTCGAAGTCTGCGAAGCGCACCGCGCCCGCCACAGGTACCAGTGGGGCAAGCACTACCTGCCGCATGACGCCGACGCCGAGATCCTGGGCGAGAGCATCACGACCAAGCATCGCGAACTCGAGAAGCTTGGCATGCGCAACATCGTGGTCGTGCCGCGCATCGCCGACATATCGACCGGCATCGAGGTCACCCGCAAGGCGCTCGGCGGCAATCACTGGTTCTACGACCACAAGCCCAACGAAGACCTCGGCGAAGACATGGGCGCCGGCTACGGCATTCAGTGCCTGGACGGCTACCAGTTCGAGTGGGACCAGAAGCGCGGTATGTGGAGCAACGTGCCGCTGCACAACTGGGCCAGCCACGGCGCCGACGCCTGGCGCCAGCACGCGCAGGGCTACCACCTCAGCGCCGGATCGGAGATCGGCAACTCGGATGCCGACAGGTCGATCCGGCAGTTCAAACAACGTAAACGGAGTTGGCGTTGAAGCTCAGTCCAATCCTTAGCCCCAGCGGCGAGCCGGTGTTTACCGCCGGCGGCGAAGACGCCTGGAAGGTTGCCGAGCACCGCGGCTACGTCATCAGCCTCGAGTGGGTGCGGCGCGGCCGCAAGCACCTGAAGTGCATGGTGATCTGGCCGGCGACGAATCTTCTGGTCGTCGGCAGCAAGACGCCAGGCCAGTGGTGCATCACCTTCGACGCGATCACGCAGTTCGTCGGCTTCACGAAGGACGGCCGCTGCACCGGCAGCGCGAGCACCTTCTGCTATGAGCAGTGCCTCGAGGCGCTTCCGATCCTCGGCAAGGACCGCAACGACAAGGCCGCGTTCCTGGCGCTGGTCGACGCGATCGTGAAGTTCGCGCCCGAGATGGTCCGCCAGCCCGTTGCGCCCAAGGCGGTTCGCCGCAAGCTGGCCGGTACGGCGATGTGGGAGATCGAGGCGAAGAACAAGAACACCGGCAAGACGTTCGCGGAGGCGGCGGTATGAGCACGCGCCAGCCCAAGAAGCCGGCCAGCGGCAAGACGAACCAGCAGGCTATCAAGGACGCCCGCAAGCTCGTCGACAAGCAACTCGCCGAAGGAACGAAGGCGGCCGACGTCAAGAGCAACGCCTCCGACGAGTACGAAGAGAACAAGACGCCCGAGGAGCGCCACGAGCAGCGCATCAACTGGTTCCTCGCCGAGGCCAGCCGCCAGGCCGTGAACCGCGCGATGCGCGCGAAGTGCGAGAGCTTCTACGACTCCGAGCAGTACGACCACGAGGACGCTCAGGCGTTGCGAGACCGCGGTCAGAACCCGGTGGTCTACAACGAGGTCAAGCCGACGATCGACTTCCTGATCGGCACCGAGCGCCGCAGCCGCATCGACTTCTACGTAGTGGCCGAAGGCGACAGCGACGAGGATAGCCAGGACGCGATAAACAAGACCAAGCTCCTGAAGTACCTCGAGGACACCAACATGGCGCCGTTCGAGCGCTCCGAGGCCTGGGACGACTGCGTCAAGTCCGGTCTCGGCTGGCTCGAGGTCGGGCTGCGCGGCGACAAGAGCAACGTGCCGATCTTCATCGGCTCCAGCCCGTGGCGCGACAACCTGCACGACAGTCGCGCGAAGAAGGACATGTCGGACGCCCGGTATCACTTCCGGGTCAAGGTGGTCGACCTCGACGTCGCCGAGGCGCTCTTTCCCGACAAGAAGGAGCAGCTGCGCGCGGTCTGCCAGGACGGCGACAACGTGTCGCAGTTCCGCGGCGTCTTCGGCCTGAACGGGATCATCGCCGGCCTCGACAGTTTCGATACCCGCAGCCGCAGCGACGACGACTTCGACTCGCTGCACACCGTCAACGTGGTGGACATGTTCAACGCGCGACCGCGCGTGATGCTGATCGAGTGCTGGTCGCGCGAGCCGGTGCGCCGCAAGCCCGACGCCTCCGGCATGGGCGACCCGATCCGCTTCAAGGTCCGCGTCGCGATCATGACCGAGCTCGACACGCTGCTCGAAGCGTGGAGCCCGTTCAAGCACGATCGCTTCCCGTTCATCCCGGTCTGGGCCTACCGCAACAAGCGCACCGGCATGCCGTACAGCCCGATCATGCCGCTGCTCGGGCCGCAGGAGGCGCTGAACCACCGGATGAGCCGCAGCCTCTGGGAGGCGAGCGCGAACCAGGTGGAGATCGAGAAGGGCGCCTATGACCCCGAGGTCATGGACATCGACGACCTCCGCGAGGAACTGAACTCGCCCGACGGCATGCCGATCTTCGAGAACGGCGCGCTGTCCGGCGGCAAGGTGCGCACCCGGCAGAACCAGGGCGAGGCGCAGAAGCAGCTGATGCTCGCCGAGCAAGACCGCCTTGCGCTGCGCGCGATGTCCAGCGTCAACGAAGAGAACCGCGGCCTGCAGTCCAGCGCCACCAGCCGCGTCGCGATGGACGCCAAGGCCGAGCGCGGCAGCGTCGGCACCGCGGAACTCTTCGATAACGCGCTGCTGGCGCGCCAACTCGAGGGCGAGATCGTGCTCAGCCTGGCCGAGCAGTTCATCGTGCAGCCGATGACGATCCGCGTCGCCGGCGAGCAGGGCAGCGGCAAGTTCGACCGAGTGAAGATCAATGAGCCCGGCTTCGACGACGAAGGCAACCCGACCTACCTGAACGACATCACGGCGCGGCGCGCGCACTTCGTCGTCGGCGAACAGGCCTGGAAGCAGAGCTACGCCGAGGCCGCGTTCGCCTCGCTGATGGACGTCCTGACGCAACTCGCCGCCGCGGCGCCGCAGGTCGTCGTCAACCTGCTCGACGTGGTCTTCGAGATGCACCCGAACCTGCCGCGCAAGAAGGCGATCCTCGAGCGCATCCGGGCCATCAACGGGCAGAGCGACCCGGACGGCCAGATCACGCCGGAACAGCAGCAGCAGCGCCAGCAGCAGGCGCAGATGGCGCAAATGCAGTTCGAACTGCAGATGGCGAAGCTCAAGGCCGACGTGGAGCTCGTGAAGGCCAAGGGCCTGAGCATGAACACCGACGCGATCGTCAAGCGCGTCACGGCGCTCTACGAGGCCGCGCAGGCTGCTCAGGTGCTGATGGCCGGGCCCGCGATGTCGCCGACGGCCGACCTCGTGCTCGCGAGCGCCGGCTACGTCGACATGAAGGGCAGCCCGAGCACGATCGGCCCTGTTCCCACGATGCCGCAGCCGGCCGGTCCCGAACTGCTGCAAGCCGATGGCGCCGCCAACGGTATCGAAACCGCACGGCCTGACGGCGTGCCAAACCAGCCGCCACAGGCGCAACCCCCAGGAGCCATGCAATGACCGAAGACACCCAAGATCCGACCGCCGAGGCGGTTCCGTCACCCGGCGATTTCGTCGTGAAGACGGACGGCGACGGCTCTGCCTCGGAACGCGCCGCGGCGACGCAAGAGGTGATTCAAGCGGTACGCATCTGTCTCGAGGACGCCGGCCTGGCCGCGGTGCCGATCAACAAGGACCTCGAGGGGAACTGACATGGCGAAGGCAACCGCAGTGAAAGCATCCAAGACCGAACAGGACTGGATGGCCGAGGACGACCTGCGCACGCTGATGCGCGCCGCCGAGATCCGCAAGGACCCGGCGCGCCTGAAGCGCGCGCAGGCCAAGGCCAAGGAACAACTCGCGGCGCTGCAGGCCGCAACCGCTTCGGCAACGAAGTAAAGAGTCTCAACAAGCACGGAGCAAATCATGGCAACCCGCACCCCCGAAGAACAGAAGGTCCACGAGGACATCGAGCGCCAGCTGGCCGCCGGCGGCGATCCGTTCGGCGACGACGAAGAACTCGGCGCGCCGTCGATCGAGAGCCAGGCCGCTGCCGCACAGGCGCAACTCGATCTCGAGAACGGCGTGACCACGCCGACCAATGAAGAGAAGCCGGAACCGAAGACCGAGGCGAAGAAGGAAGAGCCAGCCGAAGGTGCCACCGAAAGCGAAGGCGGCACCACGGACGCGGCTACCGAGACGACGACCGAAGAAGAGGCCGAGCCGGACCCGAAGGCGCTGGCCGCGATCGCCGACGAAGACGACGGCCCGGCGCCGGCGCGCTTCCAGACCGCAGACCGCAAGGCGCTCGACACCGACCGCGCCACACTGCTCGCCGACAAGGCCAAGAACCTGAAGTCGCTGATGGACGGCGAGATGACGCCGGAGGACTACGCGGCCAAGGAAACCGAGATCGCCAGCCGGCTCGAGGCGATCACGGTCCAGCGCACGCTGATCGAAGCCAACGCGCAGAACGAGACCAACGCGCTGCGCTCGGCGGTATCCGAGATCATGGAGACCGCCAAGGACGAAGGCACTCTCGACTACCTGGCCGACAAGAAGGCACAGTCGCAGTTCGACTTGGCCTTCAACATGCTGCGCGCCGACCCCGACAACGCGAAGCGCTCCCCCCGCGCTCTGGCGCGCGAGGCGCATGCTTCCGTGCTCGCGATCCGCGGGATCTCGAAGGCGGCCGCGACGCCAGCCGCCACGAAACCGCCGGCGCGCGAGCCCGGCAAAGCCCCGATCACGCTGCGCGATGTCCCCGCCGCCGCGACCGCGAACGCCGGCGGCACGAAACTCGACGCCGTCGGCCAGCTGCGCGGCCAGGACTTCCAGAACGCTTGGTCGAAACTCTCGGCGGCCGAGAAGGCAAAACTCCTGGACGACTGATGACCAGCGCCGCGCTCAACAAGGGGATGGTGGTCGAAGCTCGCGTCGGCGAGTCGATCACCCTGCACCCCACACCCGAAAACTCGTGCGTGGTCATCACGATCGAGGCGAAACACGGCCAGCGTGCGCGGGTTCGGGTGCGCTCGAGCGCGCCGCTGAGAGTCGACCCGCCATCCAAAGACGCGGAGTTTTCGGCGCTCGAGCCGGTGTCGTGAAAAACTCGGGCGTTCGCGTTTGACTTTGAGTTTTTTTGCCCGACGATTCGCGTACCTAGATCGCCCGCGCAGTAGTGCAGGCTCCAACGGAGCAACACTGCTATGCGTACCACGATCCTCCCGACCGATCCGATCAAGCGCAAGGCCTGGTCCGCCAAGGTCGCCGAAGACTCGATCAAAGAACAGTACTTCGCTCGCTGGGAAGGCGAGGAAGGCAGCTACTCGCCGGTTGTCCGCAAGACGGACCTCGAGGCCGGCAAGGGCGATGAAGTCACGACCACGCTGGTCGCGAAGCTGAAGGGTCCCCCGATCAAGGAAGGCCAGAAGCTCGCCGGCAACGAATTCAAGATGTCGAACGCATCGCACACGATGCGCGTCAACGAGTTCCGCCAGGGTGTCAACGTCGGCGCGCGCATCGAGCAGAGCCGAGTCGGCCACAACCTGAAGGCCACCGGCCGTCGCGTGCTGACCGACTACATCAGCGAGCTCTACGAAGAGACCATCGCGATGGCGGCCAACGGCGCGCGCGGTGTCGGCAACGAGATCACGCACTACCCGGTGGGCACCACGGGCTACCCGAACGCTTTCCGCGCGCCGGACACCGCCCACTATCTCGTCGGCGGTCTGGGCGACAAGGCCAAGGCCACGCTGCTGTCGACCGACAAGGCGAGCCTGAAGACGCTGAACATCCTGCGCACCAAGGCGAAGAAGATGATCGGCGGCCAGCCGGACAACGCCGTGAAGATGCAGCAGGTCCGCCGCGGCGGCAAGAAGTTCTTCGCGTTCGCGGTCTGCCCCGAGGTCATGCAGGACATCCGCGACGACTCCGGCGCGCAAGGCTGGTTCGAAGCGCAGAAGGCGCTGACCGCAGCGGTCGGCAAGGAAAGCGAAATCTTCCAGGGCGGCGCCGGCATGTTCAACGGCGTGCTGGTCGACGAGGTCGAGACCTGCGTCAAGTTCAACGACTTCGGCGCTGGCGGCAACATCAACGCGGTCCGCAACCTGTTCCTCGGCGCTGACGCGATCGCGATCGCGCACGGCACGAAGGGCATGGCCGATGGCATGACCGTTGCGCTGAGCGAGGACACCGACGACCGCGGGCACGACGCGGTGCTCGACTTCGAAATCATCTTCGGCGCAGACAAGACGCAGTTCAACAGCATGGACTACGGGATGGTGAGCGTCGACACGGCGTTCACGGCCTCGGTCTAACGCGCCCCACGCAACGCAACAGGAGCAACGGACATGACGCTGCGTCAAGCCACCCAAATCACGGCGGGCGTTCCCCTGCCGAACCCGCTGGATGCCGCAGCCGGCGTCTGCATCGTGACCGAGTACACGATCGAAACCGGCCTCGCGCTGAACGACGTGATCGAGATGGGCGCGCTGCCCGAAGGCATGATCTGCGCGGACGTGATGATCGCCTGCGACGACGCCGACTCGAACGGCACGCCGACGATCACGCTGGACGGCGGCTTCCTGAGCGGAAGCTACGGCGTCAAGGACAACTCGCGGACCTGCGGTACCGACTTCTTCGCGGCCTCGACCGCGGCGCAGGCCGGCGGCGTGCAGCGCCTGACCAGCAAGGTCGGCCCGATGACGGCGCCGGACCCGGTCAACCTCAAGCCCTACGGCCTGAAGGTGGCGGCGGCCGCGGCGACCCTCACGGTGGGCGCGAAGATCCGCATGTTCATGTGGGCGAAGTCGGCGCCCTCGCCGATGGTCTGATCATGGGCAAGCGCGGACCCCAGCCCGGGTTCAAGCAGCGCCGGGCCGAGGCAGCAGCCGCTGCAACAGAGAAAGGGGCGGCAACGCCCCTTTCTTCTATCGCGCCGGTCGCGAGCAACCCCATCGTGGTCGCGAAGCTGGTGCGCGCGACCGATTTGCTCTCGGCCGCCGATCGCGAGAACCCAGAGCGCCTCGGCGGCGTACTGCTGCGTGAACTCGCGCATCGCCGCGGCATCGCGCGCTCTGCGCTCGAGGACATGAGCGACGAGAAGATCCGCACCGAGCTGCGCTACATCACGTACCGCCAATACGAGGAGGCCTGATCCATGGCCTCGACCGTGCTGGTCAAGGATGTGCTGTGGTCGGTGTCGGTGCTGCTGCAAGACACCGTGCCGCAGTTCCAGCGCCACGTTGAAGTGGAGCTCGTCGACTGGCTCAACGACGCGCAGATGGCGCTGACGAAGTTTCTGCCGCCGGCGTGCTCGCGCGTCGGCGCGATGAAGCTCAAGCCGGGCACACGGCAATCGATCGAGACGATCCTGGCGGCCGACTTCAAGCCGGCCGAGGGCGGCACGCTGAGCGCGAACCTGAACGGCACGCAGCTGCTCGACTTGGTGCGCAACATGGGCGCCGACGGCTTGACGCCGGGCCGCGTCATCCGCCGCACCGAACGCAAGATCCTCGACTCGCAGAGCCCGACGTGGCACACGGTGACGGGGTCGGCGGTGTCGTCGTTCATGTACGACCCGGAGACGCCGCGCTACTTCCTCGTCACGCCGGCAGTGCCGTCCGGCGGCTCGGACGTCTGGGCGGAAATCTCACTGACCGCGCAACCACGGCGCATCCCGGCCGGCGGCGCGCCAGGCGCGGAGAAGTACGTCACCGGCGGCACTGGCGCGACCGAGGTGATCTCGGTCAACGACGAGCACCGCGACGACCTCATCAACTACGTGGTCGCGCGCGCGAACATGAAGCCGACCGAATGGACCGACGCCAACAAGGCGCAGGCCTTCGCGGGCATGTTCCTGAACTCGCTGAACGCCAAGGTCGCGGCGCTCACTGGCAACTCGCCGAACCTGAAGGCGCTGCCGTTCGCACCCGAGCCGCTTGGGAGGGCCGCGGCGTGACCTTCGACGAGTTCCTGCCGCACGTGCTGCCATCCGTCGAGGGCTGCCCCGACGCGGTCGCGCTCGTGCATGTCAGGAACGCGGCGCGCGACTTCTGCCGGCGCACGCTCGTCTGGCAGTACGCGACGAACCCGATCGCGGCCGAGGCCGGGAAGGGCGACTACACGCTGCAGATCGCGAGCGATCGCGAGCCGGTGCGCGTGCTGCTCATCGACGTCGATGGCGTCAAGTACACGGTGCCGGCCAGCGACTACGGCCGCGCCGCGGTGCGCCGCGGCTGGGGCAACTACGCGCTGATGCTCGGGCCGTTCGACTTCCGGCTCTCGCCGGTGCCGACCGTCGAGGGCGCGCCGATCGTCGTCGACATCGCGGTGAAGCCGCGGTTGGACAGCGACTACTGGCCCGACGACCTCGCCGATCACGTGATCGACATCGCGCATGGTGCGATCGCGTCGCTCGCGCTGGTGCCGCGCAAGGAATGGACGGACCTGAACCTCGCGGCGACCGAGCGCGGGCTGTTCATGGATCGCGCCAGCACGATCGCCGCGAAGGTGTCGCTTGGCCGCGGGCGCGACGGGTTCCGGCCGACGGTGAGGTTCATCTGATGGACGCCTACACCAAGCGCCCGGACGACCTCACGAAGGTCGTGTTCGACATGCGCTCCTTCGTCGCCGAGGTCGACCCGAATCCGGTGACGTTCCTGCTGAAGGTCGAAGAGGGCATCTTCGCGACCGACGTTTCGACGACGCCGGGCCTCATCGAGCTCGAGATCGGCGGCGGTCGCACCGGCCGCGTCTATCTCTTCGGCATCGAGGCGACGACCTCGGACGGCCAGTCGCGCACCGACATGCGCCGCATGCGCCTGGTCGACCCGTCGGAGTGGCCGATCGTGGACACCACGCCGGTGCCTGTCGGCTCGAACGCGCCGCAAAGCCAGTACGCGGACAACTACGCGGACGCCTACGCATAGGAAGAACTCGAAATGATCATCCATCGCGTCGGCCTCGGCCGAAACCTGACCGCCGCAGAGGTCGATGCAAACTTCGACGACCTCGACACGCGCATCGGCGCGCTGAATGCGGCGCTCGCGGCCAAGCAGGCGACGCTGATCGCCGGCCCGAACATCAGCATCGCAGCCGATGGCCGCACGATCAGCGCCGTCGGCTCGGGCGGCGCGACGCCGCTGATCAACGACCTCGTGACCGGCGGCACGAGCGCGGCGCTGACCGCCCAGCAAGGTGTCGTGCTCAAGGGCATTACCGATGGGCTGACGACCAGCCTGGCCGGCAAGCAGGCCACGCTGACCGGGACCGGCGATGTGCCCGGCCTGACCGCGGCACTGGCCGGCAAGCAGGCGACCCTCACCGGCACGACCGACGTTCCCGGCCTGACCGCCGCGCTCGCGACCAAGGCGCCGAATCTGCTGACGGGCCTGAACACCTCGAGCACGGCCGACGTCAACGCCGCCGATGACGCGCTGACCGCCTGGGGCAAGCTGCAGGCGAAGTTCAACTCCATCGCGGCGACGATCCGCGGCACGGTGTTGACCGGCCTGAGCACGGCCACGACCACCGACGTGACCTCGAGCGATTCGATCCTCGTTGCGATCGGCAAGATCCAGGGGAAGATCACCGCGGGCATCGGCACGCAGTTCGCGCTGCTAACCGACCGCGTGACCTACGACATCGCGGGCACGAACACGTCGGTGTCGACGGCGCTGGCAACCAAGGCGCCGCTCGCAAGCCCCGCGCTGACGGGCACACCGACGGCGCCGACCGCGGGCGCGGGGACGAACACGAATCAGGTCGCGACGACAGCGTTCGTCACCACTGCCGTGGCGGGCGTCGCCGGCGCAGCGCTCAGCGAGGTCGCGGTGACCAGCAGCCGAGTCCTGACGGCCTTGGACTTCGGCAAGATTCTGGTGAACAGCAGCGCGAACGACTACACGTTGACGCTGCCGACGGGGCTCGGGTTCTCGCCCACCGATCTGAAACTGGTTGGCCTGAAGCGTACCGGCGCCGGCCAGCTGCAACTCGCAGCGTCCGGCACGACTGTGCGCGGGATCCCGAACGCCACGGTGCCGCAGTACGACACCGACTATGTGACCTGGGTCACTGGCGAGACCTACAACTACGACGCCGAGGCTGGCGGCGGTGGCGGTGGTGGCGGTGGCTCTACCACGATCGCCATCAACTCGCAGGTCGGTACGACCTACACGCTGCAGTTGTCTGACGCCGGCGGCCGCGTCGAGATGAACAGCGCGGCGCCGAACACGGTGACGATCCCCGCGAACAGTGCCGTGGCGTTCCCTGTCGGTACGCGCATCGAGATCAAACAGAACTTCAGCGGCGCGACCACGGTCGCGATCAACACCGACACGCTGACGAAGCCGGCGTCGCGGTCGTTCACGATCTCCGCGCAGGGCGAACTCGCCGTGCTCACGAAGACCGCGAGCACCACTTGGGAGTGCATGGCGTCATGAGTCCCCTGATCCGAAACACGAGCATCGCGGTCGTCCTGACGGGCGCCGCGCTGAGCGCGCACTTCGCGCCGCAGCCGGATGTCGACGTCTGGAACATCGTCGCGACCAACGAGTGGCCGACGTTCACGATCGCGTCGAGCCAGGTCATGCGCTACGGCTACGGCAACAGCTGGTACACGAAGACGCTGGCGGCCGGCACCTACCCGTGCAGCGGAACCGTGTTCGATGGCGTCGACCCGGCGCCCGGCTTCTACAAGGAGTGCCGCGTCAAGAAGACCGGTCCCAAGGTGATGCAGACCGGCGAGATGCCGGTGGTCAACGTGCCGCTGATGCAGCCTGCGAGGCCGGCGTACAACACCGCGCGCGTGCAGAACAGCGCCGGCGACTTCAGCGGGCCCTACGACATCGGCGCGTTCCGCACGAGTTGCCACTTCTCGCACTTCGACTTCGCCGATCCGATGGTGTTCCCGGGTGGCCCCGGCCGCTCGCACTTGCACCTGTTCTTCGGGAACAACGGCATCACGGCCTACAGCAACTCGACCTCGATCGCCACGACAGGCGACTCGACGTGTCCCGGCGGGACGCTGAACCGCACCGGGTACTGGACGCCGGCAATGATCGACCTCGCGACCGGCGCGCCGATCGTGCCGACCTCGGCGAACTGGTACTACAAGAGCGCGTACAACGGCGTGGCGGCCGAGAGCGTGCAGCCGCTGCCGGCGGGCCTGCGCATGATCGCGGGCCGCTCGGCTCGCAAGACACCGCTGGACGGTTCCGACCACATCCGGTTCACGTGCGAGAACACCGGCGTCTACTACTACTACCTGCCGAACTGCGACGTAGGTGACATCCTCACCACCAGCATCTCGTTTCCGCAGTGCTGGGACGGCGTCAATCTGGACAGCCCGAACCATCAGGACCACATGTCCTATGCGAACGGCAGCGGCTGCCCCACGGGAACGGTGCCGCTCGTCGAGATCTCGCTGAACGTTCACTACACGGTCACCGCGGCAAACCCTGGGCAGAACTGGAAGCTCTCGTCGGACAACTACCCGACCAGCGGGCTGAACCACGGCTTCAGCTTTCACGCCGACTGGTGGAACGGGTGGGACCAGACCATCCTGAATGAGTGGACCGTGAACTGCATCAACGCAAAGATGTCCTCGCAGGACTCTCTTTGCAGCGGGCGTTCGCTTTACTGAGGCACGCACATGAAAGCAAAGACCCTCTTCGCCGCGGCTGCGCTCGCGCTCGCAAGCGGCGCGTCCTTCGCGGCCGATCCGTGCGAGCCGCGCCTGGCCGAGAACGTGCGCATCACGCCGTTCAACGCTGCCGTGATCTACACGTGGAAGACGGCCGCGTTTCCGGCCGGCTGCTACATCGTTGCAAAGATCGAATGGCAGCCGAAGACGCAGTTCAAAGACGCTCGCGAGCTTCGCAGCGAGCTCGGTCGCCTCGACACGCTGGCCGGCTACTCCGGCGACGCGGCGTTCATGGTGGGCGACGCCAAACGAATCCTCTCTCAGAAGGAGTGAGCCATGACGCTCCAACTTTCCGTTGCCGTTCGCAATGCGCGGCTTGACGCCATCGAGACCGCGACCGGCACGAGCGCGATCCTGAAGATCCGCTCCGGCTCGGTGCCATCGAACTGTGCCGCCGCTGATTCGGGGACCGTGCTGGCGACCCTGACGCTGCCGAGTGACTGGATGGCTGCTGCTGCATCCGGCTCGAAAGCCAAGAGCGGCACCTGGCAGGACACGAGCGCGGACGCGACCGGCACCGCGGCGCACTGGCGGCTCTATGCTAGCGACGGCACGACTTGCCACGCGCAGGGCACTGTGACTGCGACGGGCGGCGGCGGCGACATGACGGTCGACACGACGTCCTTCACAGCCGGCAGTGCAGTCACGGTGACCGGGTTCACGCTGACCGACGGCAACGCCTGAAGGGGGCGCGGAGATGACCGCATCCCTTGTGTCTCGCGACGCCGTCAGCGGCGCGACGACACTCACGACCACCGCGGGCACGACGGCCACCGGCGATGCGCTGGTGGTCTTCGGCTCGGGCGAACAGTACCCATCGTCGATCAGCGACAGCAAGGGCAACACCTACACGCTCGCGACGAGCTTCAGCTACGGCCCCATCAAGATGTGGGCCTACGTCTGCAAGCCAGGCGATTCCGGGTACGTCGGCGGCGGGTCGTCGCACACGGTCACGGTCAACTACTCGGCGACGGACTACCCCGTTGTTCACTTCATCCGGGTGCCGAACGTTATTTCGAGCGGATCGCTCGACGTCGTGCTCGCGAGCGATGTGGCGACAGCCGCGACGCGGGTCAAGGCAACTGGCACGTTGGCGCAGGCCGACGAGGTCGTGCTGGCCGCGATCTCGCAGGCCAGCAGCGAGCCGACGTCGGTCACCTCGAGCAACCTGACGATCCTGAGCGAAGAGCACGACGGCGGCTTGTACTGGCCGTCGTCCGTCGGCGGCACGACGGTCTCGTCGACCGCATCGCTGGACTGCGACTTCACGTACTCGCCCACCGGCGGCGCGACGGAAATCATCGTCATCCTGACGTTCAAGCTCAGCGCCGGCGGCGGGATCTCTGCGGGTGTGAATGCAACGCTGGCCGCCGCGACGCTGGCCGCGACAGCGACCGCGGCGGCGAGCCCCGACCGCTCCGCTGTGGTGAGTGCGACGCTCGCGGATGTCACGCTGGCGGCGACAGCGACGGTGCGCAAGGCGGGGCGCGCGCGGCCCTACATCATGAGGTACTTCCATTGAAGGCAGCCCTCGCCATCGTCGTGCTCGTGCTCTCGGCATGCACGCAGGGTGCTGATCTGCGCCCGGCGCCCACCGATGCGCAGGCACAAGAAGCCCACGCGACCGGGCAATGCGGCTCGCTCGGGCCCGGCACCGGCCTGGCCGCCGACGGGCGCGGCTGGGTCGTGTCGATGCTGCCGGGCCGTCACGAGTTTCGGGTGGTCGGCGGCGGGACGGTCGTCGTCAGTGCAGCCAAGGTGACCGAGCTCGATTTCGACGCGGGACGTCTGTACTACCTCGTTAAGACCGGCAGCGGCCGCCTCGAGTGGAAGGTGCCGGGATCCGACTGGGGCCCGGTGTCCAAGCTCTTCCTCTACCCGCCGCAAGGCAACCCCTACAAGTCCTGACCTGGAAAGACCATGTTCGACGACACCACGGCGGGACAACGAGACGCGATCAACGAACGCCTCGACGAGGGCGATCGCCGCATGAGCGCGATGGAATCGCGCCTCTCTGCGATCGAGGGCAACCTGAAGGCCAACACCGAGGCGACGACACGCATCGAGCGCAACACCGCGGCGATGGTCGAGTGGTCGCATGCGTTCGAAGGGGCGCTCAAGGTGCTCGAGGGCATCGCGCGGCTCGCAAAGCCCATCGGCGTGATCGTGGCCGTATTCACCGCGATCGCCGGCTTCTACCTCGCTTTGAAGGGGGGCAATAGACCATGAAGTTGATCCCGAACTGGCGCAAGTCCTGGCGCATGTACAGCCAGCAGATGAGCGCCGCGATCGCCGGCCTGCAGGCGGTGATCCTGATGTTCCCGCCGGCGGCGCTGACCAAGACGGTGCCGCTGATCGCGCGCCTCGGTCTCGCCATGACCTGGGTCGAGCTCAGCGCGTGGATGACCGTCGCGCTCGGGCTGATCAATCTCGTCGTGCGAGTGATCGACCAGGGTGACGCGACCAAGGTCGACGCTCAACAGGAGAAGCCGCAATGAAACGCATCATCGCCGCGGCGCTGGCCGCGATCGCGCTCGTCGCGCACGCGGACACCGCCGGCCCGGCGTATCTCTACAAGGGGTCGTCAACGCTCGGCAGCTACCCGACGATGGACCTCTGCGACCAGACGTTGACCGCAGGGGTGAACGCGGGCACCTATGCCGCGAACGCGACCTACTCGTGCCGGGTGAACACGATCCGCACGTTCGTGATCGCCAAGCGCCCGCCGAGCGAGACGCAGAACGCGGTCTGCCTGGCGCCAACGACGGGCACCTACCCGCAGACGAAGGCCTACACCTACAGCCTCGCGAGTGGCTGGGCTGCCGGTCCGTGGACACCCGCGACGCCGCCGGATGGCGCTTGCGTTGCGCCGGCGAACCCGTTCCCGAACGGCGAGACGCAGACCGTCCAGTGCTCGTCCAGCAACCCCGACAAGCCGCTCGGCTCGTGGACGCAGACGCGCACCTACACGCTCAGCGCCTCGGCGTGGGTGGCCGGCAGCTGGCTGCCGCAGGCCGCACCGGTCGGCGCATGCAACGCTGCGCCGACCACGGCAAGCTGGACGTTTCTCGCGAGCGAGGGCGGCGCGTTCTCGGTGGGCTCCTCGCCCCAGACCGTGCGCTACGGCGCCGCGCCGTCGTGGATCCAGAAATCGATGGCCGGTAGCGGCACGTGCTCGAATTCGTTCTTCGGCAGCGACCCGTCGCAGGGCACGGTGAAGACCTGCGAGTTGCTGGGGAGCCAGGCGACGCCGCCTACGACCACCAGCACCGGCGCGACCGCGTCGAACTGGATCACAGTCGCGACCAACGAGATGCCGAACTTCAGCGTGGGCGCGAGCACGCCGGTGCGCTACGGCTACGGCGCGAACTGGGTCAGCAAGACGCTCAGCGGCGCCCAGGTATGCACCGGAAGCACGTTCGGCAACGTCGACCCGGCGCCCGGCTACTACAAGGAATGCCAGAAGCAGATCACGGCGGACGCCGTGGTGCAGACCGGCGCCGCGCCAGTCGTGAACATCGCGCTCGCGCAGCCGCCGCGGCCGGCGTATACGGCTGATCGGCTGGTCACCGGCGCGGGCTACGAGGCGGGCCCGTTCGACATCGGCGCCTTCCGCCTGACCTGCAACTTCTCTCACTTCGCCTTCGACGATCCCATCGTCTTCCCCGGCCAGCCCGGTGCTTCGCATCTGCACATGTTCTTCGGCAACGCCGGCGTGACCGCCAACTCCACCGCCTCGTCGATCGCCTCCACCGGCAATTCGACCTGCGCCGGCGGTACGCTCAATCGCACCGGCTATTGGGTCCCGGCCATGGTCAACATGAAGACCGGCGCGCCCATCGTCCCCACCAGCGTCATCTGGTACTACAAGTCCGGCTATCTGGGCGTCAAGGCTGAGGACGTCAAGCCGTTCCCCACGGGGCTGCGCATGATCGCCGGCAGCGCGTCGAATAAGGTGCCGCTGCCGGCCGGCGGCCTGATCCGCTTCTCGTGCTCGTCGGGCAGCGCGTACTACGGCTACATCCCGAGTTGCCCGGTGGGCGACACGATGGACGTCGGCATCCAGTTCCCTCAATGCTGGGACGGGACCAACCTCGACAGCCCGGACCACAAGTCGCACATGGCCTACGCGACGGGCAACGGCTGCCCAAGCACGCACCCGGTCGGGCTCGCCGAGGTGTCGCTGAACATGCACTACACGGTGGTCGACCTCGACCCCGCGTCGTCGTGGAAGCTCTCGTCGGACAACTATGTTGGGCAGGGCGGCTACTCCATGCACGCCGACTGGTTCAACGGCTGGAACGAGCCGATCATGAACGAGTGGGTGACGAACTGCGTGAACAAGCGCGCGTCATCGACGAATGCGCTGTGTGACGGGCGGGGGCTGCAGTGACCCCGGAACTCTTGCAAGCCTGCACCGGCGCATCGCCTGCCGTCGCGCAGACGTTCGCACCGTACATGGGTGCGGCGATGCAAGAGTTCGTCATCGACACGCCGAAGCGGCAGGCGGCGTTCCTCGCCCAGTACGGCCACGAGACGGGCGGCCTGAAGTGGATGGTGGAGTTGTGGGGCGACAAGCCGACACCCGCGCAGGCCCGGTACGAGCCGCCGGGCGACAAGGCGGCCGAGCTCGGCAACACGCAGCCGGGTGATGGGTTCCGCTACCGCGGCCGCGGGCTGCCGCAACTCACAGGCCGAGGCAACTACCGCAGGGCGGGCCCGACCTTGGGAGCGGATCTCGAGCAGTTCCCGGACCTTGCGGCCGAGCCGCTGATGGCGTGCCGGCTGGGCGGCTGGTACTGGCAGACGCATGGCCTGAATGCCCTGGCCGATGCGGACCTGTTCGTGACGCTCACGAAGCGCATCAACGGCGGCACGAACGGCCTGGCCGACAGGCTCAAGCGCTGGAAGGCCGCGAAGGCGGCATTGGGGGTGTCATGAGGACTGTTCAAGACGGCGATTCGCAGCCCACCGAGATCGGCAAGAAGATCGAGCCGAAGAAGCCCGAGTCGGGCAAGCCCGACAACGAGTGCTGGCGGCCGATTCCGAATCACCCCGGCTGGTATCGACACGAGGTTACCGGCGACGTGCGGCGGGGGTTCCTGTGAGCGATTGGCTGGTTGGCGCGCTGCTGCTGTGGGCCGCCAGCGTGGCGGGCGCTGTGTGGTGGGGATACGAGCGCGGGCAGGAGCACGAACTCGCGATCCAGGCGCGCGAGGACCGCGCTGCAGCCGTCGCGACCGGTGCCGCCGCGAGCGCTGCCGCCCGCGCCATCGCCAAGATCGATGTGAAGCAAGTGACCATCCGCCAGCAACTCGAAAGGGAAGTCCGTGAAAAGACCGTGTTTCGCGATTGCCATAGCGGCCATGACGCTGTGCGGCTGCTCAACGCCCTCCCAGCCATCGATCCGGCCTCAGCCCCTTTCGGTGGCGAACTGCCCGCTTCTGGCGCCGCTCGGTGACGACAGCTTCGCGGCGTGGGTGCTGTGGGCCCAGTACGTTGCATCCCAGTACGGCAAATGCCGTGAATCGATCATGACGGGGCCCTGACCAGTGAACCCTATCGTCCTCACCGGATTCGCCGGCTCCAACATCGACAAGCACCCGCGGCTTCTGCCGGCCGGTGTTGGTGTCAACGTTGTCGACGCCGAGCCGGGCAGGGGCGACCTGCGCCCGCTGCGCGCGCGCCTGACCGTGGCGACGGTGCCCACGAGTCCGCAGCGCAAGACGATCTATCGCATCGGCCGCGACACGCCCAACGACGCGCAATACTGGCTCAGCTGGACGACGGTCGTCAGCGTGATGCGCGGGTTCGACGCGACCGACCCGACCGAGCGGACCTACTTCACCGGATCAGGCACGCCGAAATGGACCGACAACGCGATCGGCCTGACCGGCGGGCCTCCGTACCCGCAGGCGGTGCGCGAACTCGCGATGCCGGCGCCGATCTCGCCGCTGGTCGCCACGCTCAACACCGACGGGACCACCGGGGACGCCGGCGATGTCTTCTACGTCCACACCTTCGTCAACGACCTCGGATGGGAGTCGGCTCCTTCGCCGATCAGCATCGCCGTCAACTGCAAGCCCGGCGCGACCATCGACCTCACCTCGCTCGAGGCGGCGCCGGCGGGGAACTACGGCATCAACCGCCGCCGCATCTACCGCACGTCGCCGGGCTCGACGAACACCTCGGTGTTCCTGTTCCTGCGCGAAGTGACCATCGGGACGACGAGCACAACGGACGATGCCCGCGCGCTCGGCGACCAGCTGGCAACGATCGGCTGGACGCCGCCGCCTTCCGGCGCCTTCGGGCTGCTCGGGCTGTGGAACGGCATGGCCGCGATGCTGTACGGCAAGTCGGTGCTCTTCACGCCGCCGGACACGCCCTACACCACGCCCGCGAAGTGGGACCAGCCGGTCCAGAATACGCCGATCGCGCTGGCGAAGTGGGAGCAGAACCTGCTCGTGCTGACGACGGCCTCGCCGGTGCTGTTCCAGGGCCAGGATCCGGCCGGCATGAGCGAAACCCCGTTCGCGGTCGGCTATGCCTGCGCGGGCGCGCAGTCCGTTGTCTCGTTCCATCACGGCGTTGCCTGGGCCTCGAACGAGGGGCTTGCCTATACCGGCAACACGCGGCTGCTGACCGAGGACGTCATCCACCCGGACCAGTGGAAGGCGATGAATCCGGCGACGATGATCGCGGGCCGCTGGGGGCGCTTCTACGTCTGCAGCTACGACGCCGGCGGCGGCACGCGCAAGGGCTTCATGTTCGACCCGCTGACGCCAGGCGACGGCGTCTGGTGGCTCTCGACCGGCTTCGATGCGTGCTGGTACGACGAACTCGCCGACGCGCTGTACGTGCTCGAGGGCGGCAACGTGCGCAAGTTCGCCGGCGATCCGGCCAGCGTGCTGGCGGCGACGTTCAAGGACAAGGTGCATGCGCAGGTCGGGCCGCGCAATTTCGCGCTCGCGAAGGTGCTGGGCGACGTCTACCCGCTGACCTTCAAGGTCTGGGCCGACGGCGTGCTGCGGCACACGCGCACCGTGCAGAACCAGATCCCGTTCACGCTGCCCGATGGGTTCACCGCGTTCGATTGGCAGGCTGAGGTATCGGGCGTGCAGGGGTCGGTGCAGGCTGTGATCCTCGCGACCGACGTGGACGACTTCAAGCGCGTTGGAAATGGCTGACGTCGCCGAAGTCACTGCGCGCATCCCCGATCCGGTCCTGAAAGACGTTCCGGCGGTATCGAACGCGGTCGACGCGGCCGTGCGCGACCCGCTGAGCCGCTTGCGCGAGCAGTTCCAAGTCCTCGCGGGCCTGCGCGGCGACAAACTCGACATGGCGGTCACGTTCCGCGCGCTGATGGCGCTCGGCGCGATCGACGCGACGGGCACGTTCGTCGGCGGCAGCGGTGGGGTGGAAGTTCCGGGACCGCCGGGCCCGATCGGGCCGCCTGGCGCGCCGGCGCCCGGCACCACGCCGGACCTGACGCCGCCGCCGACGCCAACGGGCACGACCGCGATCGCCGGGTTCTCGCAGGTCATCGTGCAGTGGGATGCGCCGGCCTACACGGTGGGCCACGGCCACGGCCAGACCAACATCTACGCGGTCAAGAAGGCCGCCGACGACCCGACGTTGCCGACCTTCGGCGACGCCGTGCTGGTGGACTCGGCGCCGGGCGCTCTCACGATCCGCTCGCTCGACAGCGACCTCGGCATCCGCTGGCACATCTGGACGAAGCACCAGACGAAGGACGGCGTCGAATCGAGCGCGCCCGATGGCGGCACGAACGGTGTCGTCGCGCAGACCGGCAAGATCGGCAACACCGACCTCGGGCCGCTGATCATCACGGCGGACAAGCTCTCGGCGGGCACCTACGACGGCGTCAACCTCGTGCGCAATCCCGGCGCCGAAGATGGAACGGTGGCGTGGGCCCTTGTCGAAGGAACGGCAGGCACGTTCACGGCCGACACGACCGACAAGACCAGCGGGTCAGCCTCGTTCAAGGCCACGAAGACCTCGACCGGCGTTCTGACCGGATACGGCTCGCAGGCCTTCCCGGTGATCCCCGGCGAGACCTACAGCGTGAAGGTGCGCGTCCGCGCCAGCGCCGCGACCGCGAACGGCCTCTACGTGCAGATGTTCCAGCGCGCGACGGCGCCGAGCGGCGGCTATGTCACGGCGGCGCTGCGCACGAGTTGGACGGACCTCGCGGCCAACGTCGCGATGACGACCGGATGGCGCGCGCTCGAATACACCTACACGGTGCCGGCCGGCATCTACTGGGTGAGCCTCGTGATCAACAACGCGGTCGGCGGCGCGCTGTCGCAATGGTGGGATGACGCCTCGGTCGGCCGCCAGATCACCGCATCGTTTCTGGCGGCCGGTTCCATCGCCGTCGGCAGCGCTGCGATCGCCGACGGCGCCATCCGCCGCGCGCTGATCGAGCTCGCCGCGATCGACGATGCGCGCATCGCCAACCTGAGCGCGGCGAAGCTCACCGTCGGCGACGGCACGATCGGCGGCAACCTGAAGAGTTCGAACTACGCCGGCGGCTCGGCCGGCTGGATCGTGCGCCCCGATGGCTATGCGGAGTTCGGCTTCGCGGCGATCCGCGGCACGCTGCTCGCGAGCCAGATCGCGGCGAACTTCGTCACCGCGACGATGATCGACAGCCGCAACCTGACGATCAAGGACGGCAGCGGCAACATCATCTTCGGCGCATCGCAGAACCTCGATTGGGCGCGCATCAACGGGCAGGCGCTGGGCGTGAACCTCGTCTACAACAGCGCGTTCGATGCGGGTATTGATGGGTGGGTGCTCCATGCGCAGAACCTGATCTCTCCAGCGGATGCAGGCGTCAACCTGAACGACTCATGGCGCCTTGCGCCTGCGGGAAACGCTGGCACGAGCGTGCTGTGGTCGCATCAGAACGGTCGCAACGGAACCGCCGGCGCCTACTATGAGTACCGCAACACGCAGGCGATCCCCGTGACGCCTGGGGCGCGATACGTCCTCAGTGCCTACACCGGAGCGCATCGCTGCCAGGTCACTGTGTTCGTCCGCGTCTACAACTCGAGCGGCGCGCTGATTCAGGACGGGGCGGCCTCGTCGGACAACAACCAAGAGGCATCCGGCGGACAAACCCTCAGCGGCTACAAGCGCCAATCGAACTTCGTCGACATCGTGGCGGGCGCGGCTTACGCGGTCGTGTTCCTGCGCAAGTACGACACCGCGGCCGGCCAGCCGGACTCGTACCTGTTCGCTACGCGCGTGCAGTTCGAACTCGTCGGCGCTGGCGGCACGACCCCGGGGCCATGGTCCGACGCTCCGGTGACCGACCGCACCGCGGTGCGCGCGCTGAACCCGATCACGGCCGCCAACGTCTCGACCTACATCCAAAGCGCCGCGATCGGTAACGCCCAGATCGGCGGCGTGATCCAGTCGAACGACTACGTGTCTGGCTCGGCCGGGTGGAGCATCAACAAGGGCGGCAGCGTCGAGTTCAACAACGGCACCTTCCGAGGGAACCTTGCGGCGGCCAATGGCACGTTCTCGGGCATCCTCACCGCGGCCGCGGTGAACGCGGTCGACTCGGTCAACATCATCAACGGCGCCGTCACGGCGTATGCCGCAGTGGCGGGGACGGGTGCTACGGTCTCGACAGCGATCGGCATCCCGGCCGGCATCGTGATGGAGATCGCAGCCATTGCGACGGCCGATGGTTTTTCGAATGGCACCTCCCCGACATCCGGCACCTACCCTCTGACAGTCGACATATCGGGTGCCTCGGCGACCAACTACGCCATGACTGCCAGCCAATACCTGGGAGAGACCGGCGGCGATAGTGGCACGCCGATCTTCAATTACATCGTCGGCCCCGTCACTTGCCAATCCCTTGTCGGCATCGCCGGACCAGCGACCGTCACGATCTCGGCCAGCAGCGGGGATGGTCGCGTCAAGAGGCTCATCGTGCTTGGGCGAAAGAGATGAACAAGTTCACCGCAGTCGATGGCGTAACCGGACAGGTTCTGTACTCGGGAACCACTCACGACATTCAGGCGCTTCAGACGGATGGCATCGTGGTGATGCCGGGCGTTGAGTATTTTGGCGGGTGGATCGATTCATCAGGCCTGCACCATGTGCAACCCGAGCGGCCAACAGCGTTTCACGTGTGGGACTGGACGACGAAAGTCTGGACCGACCCGCGCACGCTCGCGGAAAGGAAGAGCCAGCAGACCGAGGCGATCAATCTCGCGTTCGCGAAGGCGGCCACGGCACTCACGGCCGACTACCCGCCTGCCGAGCGCCTGACATGGCCGACGCAACAGGCCGAGGCGCTGGCCTGGGCCGCGGACCCAAGTGCGCCGACGCCGTTCCTCGATGGCATCGCCGCGGCGCGCGGTATCGCGCCGGCGGACATGCGCGCGCGCACGCTCGGGTCGGTGCAGGCCTTCATGGCGGCCTCGCAGTACCTCGTGGGAACGCGCCAGGCGCTGCGCGACGCGATCGCAGCGGCGAGCTCGATCGCCGAGGTGGAAAGCATCGTCTGGCCGGTTCCGTGAAGAACGCAGGCGTTCGCACTGGAAATCAGAAAACCGACTGATACGGTGCTCGCAGTCAACGAAGCGAGCGCGTCATGTGGGAAAACGTTCTTACGGCTGTTCCGGTCGCACCTAAGCCGAGTGTTCAGTACACGGGCGGCGGCAATTGGTACGACCCGAATGCGTATGGCGGCACCGGCTCGCTGGCGGGCGTGAATTCTCTCTCTGGGCTGCAGTTCCATGCTGCCACCCCCGAAACTAGCCGCGAGACAGAGTCTGGTACTTGGGTAAATCCTGCTGAAGGCGCCTACGTAATCAGTTCGAACGGCACGAAGCTCTATCTGAGCGGCGATGATCAGTCGGGCTACACGTTCACGGACAACTACAACGATCCGTCTGGCAATTCCACGCACGACCAGACGCGGATCACGTACAGCTATGACCCGAAGACTGGCACGGCGACTCCGATCGGCAACCAGCACTACTACCAGGGCAGCGACTGGACAAACACGTACCGCGATGTTCTGACCTATCTGGGCCCTGTTTTGGCCGCTGGTGCCGGCGGGGCGTATCTGGGTGCCGGCTCGACTGCCGGGGAAGGGGCCGGGGCCGTTTCTGGCATGGACCTCGCTGCGGATGCCGCTGTGGGGTCCGGCAACAACATCGTCACGGCGGGCGGCGCGCTCAGCGGCGGCGAAGCCGCGACCGGGGGGTTGTCTGGCATGGACCTCGCAGCGGACGCGCCGGTCGGCGCCGGCAACAACATCACCACCGCGGGGGGCGCGCTTGGCGGGACCAGTACTGCGGCCGAAAACGCTGCGCTGCGCCAGCTGTTCCAGGAGAACCCGAGCCTGAGCAGTGTTCTGAAGCAGGGCGGCAGCGCGCTGAGCAACTGGATCACGCAGAACCCTGGGGCGGCCAAGGCGCTTGTCGGTTTGATCGGCTCCGGGGCCAGTGCGATCGCTGGCGCTGGCGCCGCCGGTGACGCCGAGGATGCGGTGAAGCAGGCGCTCGCCGGCCAACTCGATGCCGCCGGCAAGACCGTGTCGCTCGGCCAGCAGCAACTCGACTGGGCGAAGCAGCAATACGCCGACGCCGGGCCGATGCGCGACTACGTCGCGGCCAAGGCCAAGCAGGTCTCCGACGCGCAGACCCAGAACGCGGCCGACGCCACGGCGATGTCGAAGGATCTCTACGACTACAGCAAGACGACCTATCGGCCGCTCGAGCAGAAGATCGTCGCCGATGCGCAGAACTACGACACGCCGGGCCGGCGCGCCGAGGCGATGGCGGCCGCGCGCTCCGATGTCGAACAGGCCTACGGCAGTACGTCGGATGCGCTGCAGCGCGCCGTCGGTCGCACAGGATCGAGCGCGGCGAGCCCGCGCGCACTGTCGCTGATGTCCGATGCTGCCTATGCGAAGGCGAATGCGCTGGCCGGCGCGACAACCGCCGCGAGCCGCAACGTCGAAGAGACCGGGCACGCCCGCCAGATGGATGCGGTGAAGCTCGGGCAGAACTTGATCCCGCAGGCGACCGCGGCGGCGAACACCGCGACCACGGCGGGCAACAGCGCGGTGACGAACGCGACCACGGGGCTGTCGGCGGTCAACGCCGGCGTGCCGAGCATGCTGTCGGCGTTCAACGGCGCCTCGGGCGCGACAGCGTCCGGCGGCAACCTCTTCGGCCAGGCTGCCGGCGGCAACCAGAAGATCAGCGATCAGTACAACCAGACGCTCGGCTCGCTCGGCAGCGCACTGGGCGCATGGGCCGCGAGCCCGTCGGGTGCCCAGACCATCAGCGACATCGTCGGCTGGCTCTCGGACAAGAACGCGAAGAAGAACACCGGCAAGCCGCTGGACACGAAGAAGGCGCTCGCGGGCATTGAGAAGACGCCGGTCGACGAAGACTGGACCTACACCGACGACCCCGACGAAACGCCACATGACGGGCCGATGGCGCAGTCCGTGCGCAAGCACATGGGCGACAAGGTCGCACCCGGCGGCAAGGTCATCGACGCGGCGTCGATGAACGCCCACCTGATGGGGGGCATGCAGGAGCTCGCGAAGCGGGTCTCCAAGCTCGAACAGCGAAAGGCGGCCTGATCATGACGCTGGGATACCTGAGCCTGATGGCGGGCCTCGCGAACGGCTACGAGCAAGGATCGGAGAGGGCCGCAGAGCGCGCGCGCCGAGACAAACTCGACCAGATCGTGCTCGACCGCGACGCGCGCGAGAAAGCGGAATGGGCGCAGCAGCAGGCCGACCGCGCCGAACTGCGCAGCGCCGCGGAGCCGCAGGCGCCGCAGCCCGACATGGCACAGACGCCGGACGGCCCGATGCAGCGCATGGTGAAGGCGCCGGGCCAAGACAACGCCGACGTCGGGATGCCCGGCGAGCCAGCGCCGACGCCGGCGTATCGGGTCGGCATGCAGGGCATGCTGAACCAGCAGCAGGCGCAGCAAGCCGCGGCGTCCGCGAACACGCCCGATGCGGTGCGCGCGCGCCAGCTGGCCGTGCTCGCGAAGCAGAGCCCGGAGCGCGCCGCCGCGCTGCAGGCGCACGACACGCAGATGAAGGCGACGCAACTCGACCTTGCCAACAAGCAGTTCGACAGCGACCTGAACGCGGCCGCGGCGCGCGGGTTCGATGCGCTGGTCGACTTCACGAACCAGTCGCCGGGCACGACGATGCAGGCGCGCGCGGTGCCGAGCCCCGACGGCAAGACGGTGCAGATCCACAAGGTGCTGCCCGATGGCACGCTGCAGCCGACCGGCCTCGCGTTCTCGAACGACACAAAGGGTGCGCTCGAGGCGGCCAACCTGCTCTCCAAGCAGGTGCCGATCCAGACGAAGCTCAAGCACTACGTCGATACCGAGAAAGAGTCGCGGCTGAACAAGCTCACCGACGCGCAGATCGACTACTACAAGGCGCGCGGCGATGCGGCGCAGACCAATGCGAACACCAAGGCCGCAGGCGGCAGCGGCCGCAAGGCCGACCACTTCGACGAGAAGGAGTGGGACAACGCCGCGAAGATCGAGCCGTCCTTCGTCACCTTCGACAACCCGGACGGCGGCAAGGGCGTCGAGTCGCCGGAACTGCGCCTGACCTACCGCAGCGAGCTCAACAGCGCGCGCGGCCGCGGCGACATGTCGCCGAGCGAAGCGGCCGAGGCGGCGCGCACGACGACGCTGGCGCTGAAGAACAAGGCGATGGAGCGCGTCGCCGCAGCGCGCGAGGCCGACCCGAAGTCCAAACTCACCGAGGCGCAGGCGGTGCGCGACATCCTGAAGGAGTATCAGGCGGCGCAGACCAAGCCGAAGCCGGCTTCGGCGAGCGTGCCGGCCGGTGCGGCGCCGGCCGCGGTTTCGCCGACTGCGGCGGCCGCGCAGGTCCCCGCTCCCGCGGCGGGCGCGGGGCGTGGCAGCGTGAACCCGAGCATGCCGGCAGCCGCGGAGCCGATGGGCTTCATGCAGCGGCTGGTCGAACTCGGCAAGGACTACGAATCGCCCGAGGGCAAGGCCGCGCTCAAGGCGCGCGTGCAGGAATCCAAGCGCGGCGGTCCTCCGCTGAACGAGGTCGAGGCGATGAGGGCCAAGCAGTTGGGGCTCGATGGTCCGACCCTCTCCGATCTCATCGTTGCACGCTGACATGGCCGACTACTCGACCGAAGAGGGCATGCGCCGCCTGGCGATGCTCACGCCCGAACAAGCCGCGAACGAGGGCGACCCGGAGGCGGATCGGCGCGACATCTTGAGCGAGATGGCCCGCGCGACGGATCCGCGCGTGCGCGCCGCGCTGCGCTTCGAATACGACCGCCGGTTCAACGGCGGCCCGTCGGCGCCGCCGGCGACGTCGATGCGCGATGGCTTCCCCGAACTGCGCGGGGGCGCTGCGCCCGCGCCAGCGCCCGCGCCGCGTTCGTCGCTTGATGCCTTCCTGCGCGGCGACGGCCCCGCGCCGGCGCCGAGCCCGAACGGCGGCTCTTCGCTGCTATCGTTCCTGAACGCGATGCCGCCGCCGCCACCGCCGCCCCCGGCACCGAGCAGCAAGCTGCGGCGCGTCGTCGGCGATTCCGCGATCTCGCTGCTCAAGGGCACGATCGCGGTCCCTGAGGCGGTCATCGGGCTCACCGATGCCGCGACAGGCGGGCACGTCGGCAAGGCGCTCGAGAACGAGGACGGAGACATCGGCTTTCGGCCGAAGGAAGCGCGCGAGTTTCTGGACACGCTGCTGACGCCGGAGCAGCAGGCCGCGAACAAGGCCGTGCAGGATGCGAAGGGCATCGTCGACACCACGAAGGCCGCGCTGAGCAACCCCTCGGTGATCGCGCACAGTGCGCTGGAGTCGCTGCCGTCGATGGCGGCCGGCGGGGCGGTCGGCCGCGGCGTCGCCGCGCTGGCGCCGCGCATCGCGCCAGTGCTGGCGGGCGCGATCGGCGAG